AGACTACAAACAAGTGTTAAAGCAGATTGTGAAATGGCAATCCGATTTGCTAAATGGCTAGGTCTTAATTCAGAGGGAGTAATGAAAAACTATGGTCCCGATGGAGAAGACTTTATTAGATTTGCGAGGATAGAAAGATGAGTTTTTTTGGCGATATAATGGGAGGCAGAGCTGCACAAGCTGGAGCTAATTACAATGCGTCTTTAATAGAAAGAGATGCAAAAATAAAAGAGATGCAAGCCGACCAGGCTTACAAAGTCTATACTACTTACGATTTACCAAAATTTAATCATCAAGCAGAACAGCTAGAGGGTACAATAAGAACTTCTTACGCTGCGTCTGGTGCAGAATTATCTGGTTCACCTTTAGAGGTTTTATTTGAAAACTCTTTAAACATGGAAAGAGATAGAGATATGTTAAAATACAATGCAGAAGTAGCAAGAGATCAAACTTATAATGATGCTATTAATGCAAGAGCCGAGGCAGCTATAGAAAGATTTAGAGGTAAGGTAGCTAAAAAAGCATCTTATTATGCAGCGGGTCAAAGTTTATTATCAACTGCAACACCTTTTGTAACCTAGGAGATATATGGCTATTAAAATTTATCAATCACAAATAAGACCCACAGAGGAAATAACTCAAACTACTTCAACATCTGGAATGAAGATAGATAGAGCTACAATGACAGCTATACCTAATGCCTTTAAAGGTATGATGCAAGCTGGAGAAGATCTTTACATAAAATATGAAAAACAAAAAGCCGAGAACGCAGTTATTGAGGCAAGTAAAAATATTGATAAAGACGATGTATCTGAAAATATACATGGTGCTAAAATTATAAACAAAGAGGGACTAGCAACAAGAGTTAATAAATATAAAGAAAGCACAAAGCCAGATGAGGCTATGTCTGCTTATAAGGCTGATTGGCAAAAAACTTTAGATAAAACACTTCCAAATCTCAAGGGACCATTCGCTAAAAAAATGTTCAAAAATTATATGAACAAAAGATTTATTTCTGAAAGCGGGACAATAAGAGATAATACTTTTGTTAATTTTAGAAATGAAAGTAGATCTTTAAAAATAAAAGATTTAGATGCTATTAGTTATAAAATTGCAAATTCTCAAGTAGGATCTAAAGAATATCAAATGGCAGTAGCAGATAAAAATGCTTTTTTTACTAATCAAAGTAATATTGATTTGTTTGGCGATAAATTTAAACAATTAGAATTTGATACTGCAAACAACATAGATGTCTTAACAATTACAAATCATTTAAGTAAAGATCCAATAGAAACTAAAAAGAATTTTGACGCTGGAGTTTATAAAGGTTTAGATGCGGAAACAAAAATTAGAATAGGCAACAAAATAACTTTAGCTGCACAACAAAAGGCTTTAGGTAATATTGAAAGCGATAGTGTAAGAGTATCTAATGGTTTGGCTCCAGAGCATGACGCTTCAGAATATTTAAAAATTTTTGAGGGTTATGAGAACTACGATGAAATTAAAACTGCAATTGATGTTAATTCTTTTGTTTTTAAATCTATAAGACAAGTGCATGATGGTAAGCAAGAAGATTTATCAACAATTAAATTATATGAACTAACTGGATCTGGAGATGAAATTAAAGCAAAGACAGCAGCTAATGCTATTATTCAAAAAGCAATAACTGAAAGACAAACTGATATAAACAATAATGATATTGTTGGATATATTAATAAAACAAATCCAGAGATAAATGCTCTTGAACAAAAAATATTAAGCACAACAGATATAGAAAAGAAAAAAGAATTAGTTGCAGAAAAAAAATTATTATTAGACCAAAAATTTATTGATTTAAACATACCTAAAAGCAAACGATTTTATATTAGTAATTCAGAAATAAAAGCAAGTGTTGCAGCAATAACTTCATCTGACAAAACTTGGCAAGAGAAAAAAGCTACATTGTTAAGTCTTGGAGAAGTTTATGGCAAAGAACACATGCCACAAATCCTAAAACAAATGACGGATGAAAAATTACCAGCTGCTTATGCAATTGCTATGAGTACCAATAGCGCAAAATTAAATGAAGATATTTTGCAAGGCTACAACATGAAAGATTTAGAAAAAGCTGCTTTACCAGAATTACCAAAAAATATTTCTAAAAAAGATATAAACAGAAAAATATCAGAAAAAATTAATGACTTTGAAACAGTTATTGAAAGTCAACAATCTGGTTCTTTTGATGACATTGCATATAAAGCTCAACTGCAAGATACATTATATAGAGCTGTACTTGTAAGAATAGAAAGAGGAGATGATTATAATGATGCAATAAATTCTGTTACAAAAGAATTTTTATCTGATTATACAATAGCTCCAAGTAAAACATTTTTTGTTCCAGCTGATATTAATGGAAAAAGAGTAAGTCAAATACAAGTATTCACTAAAACAGAGGCTATAGAATTAGCAGTAGAAGATAAACAAGGAACATACCTAGATGAGTTTATGGGTAAAGATGGATATGCTCATTATGCAAGTAATACAGAAGTTAAAGGTTTATCTGGTTCAGATATTAAAATGAGAATTAAATCAGCAATGCAAAATGATAGTAAATTTTTATTAAACGATACTTCAACGGGTGTTGTTTTACATTTTACTTGGTATGACGGGACTATGGTTCCAGTTGTAAATGCTAAAGGAGAAAAAGTAGAATTTAGTTTTTTAGATACAAAATATGTATTCCCTGGAACTAATAAAGAAATGGTACTTGTAGAAGATTACGATCCATTTGCGGAGCCAGCTGCATAATGATTAATGTTGGATTTGGACAATTCGAAAAAACAAAAGATGAGATAGGATCTTCTTACGATAATATATCTACTGGTTTTTTTGAGGCACAAAAAGCTAATATTGTTAATACCTGGAACTACAATCCAAGTATGTCTTTATGGCGTAAGGGACAAGAGTTTGATGCTTACAATCAAGACAATACTTTAATAGGTAGAGATGAACTAAATGAGAAATATGGTTATCTTGGTTTAAATTTTAAAGAAGATACTAGAAAGCATGTTGCAGATTATATTGTTGAACAAAAAGAAAAAGAAAGACAAAGATCAGAAACAATATCCAAGGGACCACAAAACATATTTGCAAAAGGCTCATTTTTTTTAACTTCTCTTGGTACAAGTTTTTTAGATCCAATAAATATTGGAGCAGCTTTTATACCAGTTGTTGGTAAAGCTAGATTTGCTCAAATGGTTGCTAAATCTGGAAAGAATATAGCAAGATTAAAAAGAGGATCTATTGAGGGTTTTGTTGGAAACTTGGCTGTAGAGCCTATTGTATATGGAGTACACAGATCTCAACAATCAGATTATGATGCTTACGACAGTTTTATAAATGTAGCTGCTGGTGGTTTGATAGGAGCAAGTTTTCATGCTGGTTTTGGAAAACTTGGAGATTTTATTGCTCAAAAAAGAGGTAAGCCAAATATCTATCAAAAGTTAGCTGCAGCATCTCCAGAAAATCAACAAGCATTATTAAAGTACACAATAGGAAAACATTTAAGAGGAGAAAAAGTAGATACTGGAGATTTAATTGTTAATAAAACTAAAATAGGAGATAAACAATTAAGTCAATTAGACGATCAAATATCAGAATTTAAAAAATTATATTCAGATGCAATTAAAAGAGGAGACAGAAAGTCTGCTAAAATATATTTACAAAATATTAGAAATTTACAAAAAACTGAAAGACAATTGTTTGAGGCTAAAAAAAAAGCAAACGATCAAGCGGTAGAAAAAGAAAGAGCTACATTTAAACAAAGAGATGAAACTGGAGCTATAACAAGAGAGCAATTAAATTTAAGAGAAAAAGATACATTCCAGCTAGAGAATGAAGCAGAAACATTAAATCAAAGACAAAAATTACATCAAAGACAATTAGATGTTAAAGACGAAGATTTAGACGAACTCGATATAGGTCTTGTTCAAGATAGAGCTGAAATACAAAAAATAGACAATAATATAAAAAACAAAACAAAGATTAGAGATGCGATTAGAGCTGGTGCTAATTGTGTTAAAAGAGGAACTTAATGGCTAAAAAAAATCCTACTGTAAAAACAATAAGTAAATGTTTTAAGGAAGTAAAAAGATTAACTGGAGATTTATTACCAGAAGAACAAATAAATCAAATATTAGATGAAGTTAAAATACAAGTTAATGAGGCAAAGTTTAGACAAAACCAAGAAAAAACAGAAAATTTAATTGCAGATAATGTTGCAGAAAAATTAGAATATGAACAAGCATTAAAGAAAAGAAATTTAGCAGAAAACAATATTAAAGCGTTAGAACTTGTTGAAAAAGTAAAAGATGCAGTAGATCTATCAGAGGGTAAATTAAAACCTAAACAAGCCTTAATGGGTGTTTTAGTTGGGATCCAAGAATTTTCTTTAGTTGCCAGAAACTCTATTGGTTCAAAACAAGATACTATTGAAGTTGTAGAATTAACAAGATTTTATCAAGCTGTAAAAGATTTAGGCGATGATGTTTGGGATAATTTTACTAGCGGAGTTTTTGATTTAGAAATTAAAAAAGCAATGCTTGGCGAAACAGTTTTAAATGAACAAGCCTTACAAATTTCTAAAATATTAAAATCATTCCAAGAAGATTGGAGATTAAGACTAAATGATTTAGGAGCTAATATTGGCAAACTTGATACTTGGCTAACAAGGCAAAGTCATAATACAGAAAAAATGGCTAATGCTAGCAAAGTATCTAAAATAGTTACTGATAATAGAACTGCCTGGAGAGAGTTTATAAAATCAAGATTAGATCTTCAAAGAACTTTTGAGAATGTAAGAGATCCAGAAAAAATCGATGAAATCCTAGATGGCATTTATGATAGCTTTATGGCAAACGATCATCTGAAACATGGTGGGACTAATAGTATATATGGTACTAAAAATGTCACTAACAGATTAAACGCATCAAGAGTTTTACATTTTAAAGACGCTACAGCTAGACATGAATACGATGTAGCTTTTGGAGAGCCATCTTTAAAAGAAAGTGTGTTAGGTGTATTAAGTAATTCTGCAAGAAACATTGCTTTGATGCAAGAACTTGGAACAAATCCTAAAGATACTTTTAACAAAGCGTTAGCTGTATTAAGAAAGCAATACAAAAAAGATAACCCAGAATTTGCACGACAACTAAATTTTGAAAATTTTAGTAAAGAATTTGCAGAGTTAGATGGTTCTATTAATGGTGCTGCAAATGAGATTGCTGCTAAAGTTGGTATGACTATTAGAGCTTTACAAACAATGGGTAAGTTAGGTTTTGCAGCTCCAACATCTATTGCAGATCTTGGTCAATATATGGCTACAACTAAATTCCAAGGTAGAGGTTTATTTCATGGATTGTTTGAGGCTTTGGGTGCTTTATTTAAAACACAAGACAAACAAGCTATGGAAGTTTTGGGTGTTATAAGTAATTCTATTCATTCATTCCAAGGCAACAAATATGGTTCGAGTAGTGATACCTGGGGGACTATGGGAAAACTACAAAATATGTTTTTTAAATACAACAGTTTGAACCGATGGATCTCAAGTTTAAAATCTGGAATGACAGTTGGTTTAGCTAGACATTATGGAATGCTAGCTGACACAAAATGGTTAGATCTTAAAACAAGAGAAAGAAATGTTTTAAAGCTCTATGGTTTTGATGAGGGTAAATGGGACATGCTGCGTTCTATTAAAACTTTAGATGTAGAAAACAAAAGATATATGACAGCAGAAGATGTCAATAGTATATCAAACGATACAATAAAAAAATATACTGGCAAAGATTTAAGCGAAAGAGAAATTAGAAATTTTAAAAAAGATCTTGAAATGACTTGGCGTAATGTTTTGGTCGATCAAGCTATGCACGGAACTCCAGAGCCAGATAGCTCGGTTAGAGCTTTTATGAACCAAGGATACAAAAAAGGTACAGCTGGAGGAGAAGTTTTAAGATTTATGGGTCAATTTAAATCTTTTCCTATAACAATTTGGAAAAAAATAATTGGTAGAGAATTAAAATCTTATGGACCCGATGATAGTAAATTTGCTCAAATATCTGGTTTAACATCAATGTTATTATTATCAGCTATGTTTGGTTATATTGCTATGTCTGTTAAAGATATGCTTAAAGGTAGATCTCCAAGAGATCCAAAAAGACCAGGTGTATTATTTCAAGCATTTGCTCAAGGTGGTGGGGTAGGTATATATGGAGACTTTATATTCCAAGAACTGCAGAATGAGTATGGCGGAGGTATGGCAGAGACTATACTGGGACCAACTTATGGAGATTTAGAAAAAATTATAAGTATTGTTCAAAATGTAAATGATCCCAAAAAAGCTGGAAAAAAGTTTTTACAGTTTGCAGAGGGTAATGTACCATTTTTAAATATGTACTATTCCAAGGCAGCTTATGACTATTTGATTGGCTATCAATTAAAAGAGTTTTTAGACCCAGGTTATTTTAGTAGAATATCTGAAAAACATGAAGATCAGAGGGGTCAAACTTACTATTTAAAGCCATAAATAGTTATAGACAGAATTGACAAATTAATCTAATACGAAAAATATAGTAGGATTATAACGCCTACAAAAATTTTTCCTAACATAACAAAAGAGTAAATTATGACAGTATCGAGTTTATCGGTAAAAAATTCCTATAATGGAAATAACAGCACAACAAGTTTTGCATATACTTTTCCTATTCACAGCACATCAGAATTAATAGTTATTTTAAGATCTTCTGTTGGAGTAGAAACAGTACAAACTTTATCAACTCATTATTCAATTGTAGATAATGGAGTTAATGGTGGACAAGTTAATTTTGTTACTGCGCCAGCAACGGGTGTATCTGTTATTTTAATTAGAGATACAAATCTAACTCAAGAAGTAGATTACATAGCTAATGATCCTTTCCCAGCTGAAACACATGAGGGAGCTATTGATAAATTAACTTTGCAAATCCAAGAGTTGCAAGAAGAGTTAGATAGATCTTTAAAAATTTCAAGAACAAGTACAATCACAAACTCTGAACTTACAAAATCTGCAACTGAAAGAGCAAATAAAGTTTTAACTTTTGACACATCTGGAGAATTATCTTTAGATGTAACATCTGTAGATGTTTCGACAGTAGCTGGAATTGCTACTGAAATCTCAAATGTTTCAAGCATATCAGCTGCAGTTTCAGCAGCTAATACTAACTCAAGCAATATTAATGCTGTAGCTGGTTCCATAAGCTCTATTAATACTTTGGGATCTATTTCTGGGTTAGATAGTCTTGCAGCTAATAATGCAAATATTACATCGCTTGCTGCTATAACTTCTGACATTTCAACAAACGCATCGAATATCACAGCTATTCAAGAAGCTAGTCAAAATGCTACTAATGCCGCTAACTCGGCAGCATCTGCGGCTGCATCCGCATCTTCAGCGGCAGCATCTGCTGGAGGAGGAACTGTTAAAATAACATCGAATGATACAGCTCCCAATGCTTTAGACGCAAAATTATTAGTTGGTGGTAATTTAACTAAAACAGTTAATAATGCTGGAGGGAATGAAACCTTAACTATATCAATGACGGGTGGAGCTGAAGTTTATGGCTTTACTGTTAATTCGTCAAATAACTTAATTGTAACAACAACGGGTGGCGGATCAGACAACATTGATGCTGCTACCTACGCATCTTTTGAAGATGTAATTTATTCTTCTGTTGGTTTTACTTGGTCTTTAAACGCTCAAGGAAACCTTATAGCTACTGTTTAATGTACTATAAATGTTCAATATACAAAAAAGATTATTTACAATATTTAATTTAATAACCAAACTTTAGGAGGAATTTTGGCTACTATAGATTTAGGAAAATTAGCGTTCTCATTTCGAGGTACATACGATAACACAACAAGTTATGTACCGAAAGATGTTGTAACCTTTACAGATAATGGAGTTTTAGGAACTTATATTTGTGTTACAGCATCAACTGGTAACGCTCCATCATCATCTGGAACTGCTCACGCAAATTGGAATTTTATGTCAAAAAGTGCGAGTGGAATTTATGATAGCGCATTATCTCTTGGCTCTGCGGGGGATGCCTTAAAAGTCAACTCGGCTGGAAACGCATTAGAGTTTGGTGTGATAGAGGGATCTGTAATTTCAACACTTGGAACAATGTTTGCAAACTGGAATGATGTTAATACAAATACAACATCAAATTTGCCAACAGATAAAAATCAATTTTTGGTTGGACCAATAAGCGTAACTGGTTCAGCTGTCTGGACTATAACTGGTTCGGGAACTTTAAAAATAATATAATATGACAAAATTAATAGTAGATAAAATTTTACCACAAAGCGGAACATCTATTCAAATTGGAGATAGTGGAGATACATTTAATATTCCAGCTGGAGTTACTTTTGAAAATTTAGGATCTGCAACTGGATTTGGAAATTCTGGAATTGTTGGTGTTAAGACTACATCATATTTAGAAAGTACAGCTCAATCTGGATCTGGTTTTCAAGAATTGCAGATGATGAGAAACACATACACAGCATCAGCAACTTCGAATAAATTATTGTTTCTTTGCCAAATGACTATAGCGATAAACGCAACAACTTGCGGATTTAAGTTTCGTGATAATACATCAGCTGTAGATATTGATGTTGCAGACGCAGATGGATCAAGACAAAGAGGAAACGCAAGAATGCATGTCAACTCTACTTCCTGGGGAAGTACCAGTATGTTTTCAGCATTACACACTCCAGCAGATACTAATGCACACCAATATTCAGTTTATTTTTTGGATCACAATGCGGGTGGAATAAGAATTAATAGTAATCATAACAACACAGACAGCACATCAACAGACGATGGTAGAGGTGTTTCTGCATTTACAATAATCGAATTTGATAGTGGGATATTATAATGGCTAGTGAAATTAAAGTAGATAAAATAACTCCTTACAGCGGCAACGCAACAACACTTGGAGCATCTGGACAAAAAATTCAAATTGCAGCTGGTGCTACAGTTGCTAACTCTGGATCCGTAACTGGTTTTGGTGGTGGAAAAGTAGTTGGAATGAAATCAGTAACTTATAAAGGAACAATGGCTTTTGCTGCATCTGGCACATCTTTTACGGAAATAACTCCTTTGAGATTAAGTTACACAGCATCCTCAACAAGTAACAGATTATTATTTATATCTCATTTTACGGGAACTGAAAACGGAACTTCTTGGCATACTAAATACTACAACAACACAACATCAGCTAATCCTACAAATGCAGTACACCCAGGAGAGGGTAGCAGACCAGGTTGCACAAGTAAGCACAATCAAAACAACGGGTCTTGGGCGACATCTATTCCAATGCTAACTTTTGTAACTCCACCAAACACGAATGCTAATGAATATACAATCTTGGCAGCATCTCATGGTAACGGTGGTTATGTTAATAAGGCTTATAATGATCAAAATCTTGCTAATGGAGACAATATGAGAGCAACATGCACATTTACTATTATGGAAATTGAAAGCGGAGCTTTATAGGAGAAAATATGAGTGAATTAAAAATAAATACATTACAACCTTTAACAGCAACTGGAACAACTGTTATTGGACAATCTGGAGACACGATTACTATTCCATCTGGAGCTACAATGGCAAATTCTGGAACTGTGTTAAATTTTGCTCCAGCAGATATAGTGAAAGTTTCAAGCGTTACTTATTCTGGAAGAGCAACTCACTCTGGCGCAAACACAGCTTGGTATGCTATAACTGGTTTGAACCTTACTCATCAAGCAGCCAGCACAAGCAACAGACTTTTATTTATCGGTCAAATGATAGGTGGTTTAAATCCACATGGCTCATCTTGGCTTTTCAGATTTATTGATAGAACTAACAGCACAGGAGATGCTGGGAATATGAACGCAAATGCGCAAGGTTCAAGATTAAGAGCTAATTCAAAATGCTATATTGATAATACTTCTTGGGGAAATTGTAACTCAATGATGGCTTGGGTAACTCCACCATCAACTGGTTCTATTCAATATGGTGTTGATGTTAAACACCAGCACGCAGATTGGGTGATGAATGGTAACTATGACAATTCTGATAGTGGAACTGTTGACAGATCAAGAGGATTGTCAACTTTTCATATTTTAGAATTTGATAGTGGAATAATTAAAACGGGATAGGAGAAACTAATGGCTGAATATGTAGATTGCGATGTTACTTTACAAGCAATACTTTTATTAAACCCAAATGCAGCTGTATCTGTTGAAGACAATCCAGATTACAAAAACGCAGATGGAGAATGGGAAGAACAAATTACTTGGTCTGGTTG